CGAATTTATAATACAACATATAAACATGATTTCTGTCGGTATCAATGGATTTGGACGAATTGGCAAGGCGGTTTTCATTCAATTGCTTGATAACCCGGAGATTCAAGTTACTGCAATTAATGCACTTGACTTTGATGTAAAGTATATGGAGACTTATTTGAAGCATGATAGCGTTCATAAATATACTATTCAACTACCCATTAAAATTATCGACGCGGACAACTTTCAAGTTGGAGACAAGATAGTCCATATTTTCAGAAACAAGAATGCTGCCGAGTTGGATTGGAAAAAGTATGGAATCAATCACGTTATTGAAGCGACAGGCGCCTATTTAACTACGCCGAAATGTCAGCAACATCAAGTAGATTATGTTGTCATGTCTGCGCCACCCAAGGATAGAACCCCTATGTTTGTGTATAATGTGAACGATGACAAGTACAATGGTGAAAAGGTTATATCAAACGCCTCATGCACTACTAATTGCATTACACCGGTTCTAAGATTTTTGAACGATACCTACCAAATTGCCAATGCCAACTTTACGACCATTCACGCGACCACCGCAACACAGACTACCGTAGATACTATCAATTCAAACAACCGAACCCATCGCGGCATTTTGAACAATATTATTCCGCATTCTACTGGCGCATCTCAAGCCATTTATGATGTCATACCCAGTTTAGACGGAAAAGTATATGGCACGTCATTGAGGGTCCCCGTTAGCAACGTATCCATAGTTGACTTGAACGTGGAGTTGGAGAGAAAAACAACGCTCGATGAAATTATGACCGAACTTGAAAAACATCCGTTTATTAAGGTTAGCGCGCTTAATTTGGTAAGTTGTGATTTTTTAACCACGACATATCCGTCAATCGTAGATAAACCCGCGTCCATGCATTTGGGCGGAAACCGCTTTAAGATTATGATTTGGTATGACAATGAGTGGTCTTATTCCGCCCAAGTTGTCCGCATGTTGGAAAAAGTGATCGATTTTCAGAGACAAAAGGCAACTCATAAATGCTTCATTCGTAATTTTCAATTACGCGATAAGAAGGTCATGCTTCGTGTGGATTGGAATGTTCCAACAACCTCCGATTTCAAGATAACTGATGATTATCGGATTGCTTCCTCTATGCCAACCATTCATAAAATCTTGGGAGATGGAGCAAGCCGTCTTGTAATCATGTCGCATTTTGGAAGACCCAGCGGGCATACGGACAAGTATAGTTGGAAACATTATCTCGATAAAATTCAATCTTACTTTAGCGAACCAGTCTGCTTCTTGGAACACGGATTGACTCAGGCTACACTGGAGACTTTGGAGCAGGGCACCCACAGAATCTATTTGTTGGAAAACCTTCGGTTTCATGACGAAGAAACCAATTACATGGCATACCCCGAGGACAATGAGGCTAGACGTGTAATTCAGCAACTCGGCGACTTTTACGTGAATGACGCCTTTGGATGTATGCATCGCGACCATTTAAGTATCTGTGGGATCCATGCAAGCCAACGTGCCTTTGGATATTTAGTCAATGGTGAGCTGGAGGCATTGAAGATATTGATGGAAAACAAGGAAAATAAGAAGATTATGGCAATTTGTGGCGGTGCCAAGGTTCACGATAAGTTGCCCTTGTTGGACGCTCTCTCCAAAAAAATGGATCACATCTATATTGCCGGAGGGAACATTAATGGTATTATTAAAGATAAAATGGACGATTACCTTCATAAAATCAGTCAGAACAAGGCACAGATTCATTTAATGCGCGACGGATATTGTGCCGCCAGCATTGGTACCAACCCCAATGAGCGCCATCAGTGTACCAAAGAAGAGCTACCTCTAGATAAATTCTTCTACGACGTGGGAGAAGAAAGTTTGCGTGATTTAGCCAAACTTGTTGCTGATTGCGATGTAATCTTCTGGAACGGCACTCTTGGAGTGGTGGAAAATTCGCTTTATTGTGAGGGAAGCAATGCATTGGTCAAGATATTGATGGATTCAGGCAAACAAATTATCATTGGAGGAGGCGACACGGCTGGCTTTGTTAATAAATTCCCACATCAATTTCAATTTGTTTCAACTGGTGGCGGGGCTTGTATTGATTATATTTCAAACGGCTCTTTAGTCGGAGTTGATTTTTTCAATAAATAAAAATAAAATAAATATAATAGATTGTTTAACCTACAAAATCAAATTATATATATAGTATATATGGCGCACGCATATACTATATACCCTGCAAAACCGGCATTTGGAAACTATGCGAAACATTTATCTTACTCAGAGGTTTTGGCAAACAAACGAGCAAATCACATTTATTATAATTGCAAACGAACAAATCGTATTCACTCTCAAGGCGACTTGTTGGCGATTCGTAAAATAACCACCAATGCATGTTCTACTGGATGTGACGTATTACCTTTTAACAAGTCCAACTTGCAAGTTAACCTCATTACTCAACTTGATTTAAGCGGTATTGTTATATTGGAACTCAACTCGGATCTTCAAATGGATCCACCTCTTATTACTCCTGCTAAAATTGACCCACTTTTGAGGCCGATATATTCTTATTATACTATTGATCCCGAGAATAGATTAACTGGCAACACACCTTGTGCTATTCAAAAATATGTTAACTACATGATTTTAAATACAAATGCGTTTATTGATGGAGGTTGTCCTTCAGATGATTATGTACCAGATTGTTTCTGTCAACCATGATATTTTGTTATATATTGCATAAATATCTGCATGAGGGTATATAGTCCTAGTGCACTTATCGACAATATAAGCGTATATGACGAGTCGTATATGATAACCTTGGATTGAATATTTACTATGTTGTTTTCTTGAATAGTCAATAAGGAGGGTTCATATTTCATCAATTTGGTATGTTTATTTATTTTACGCTTGTCGTTACAATAATCATTTATCTCTAAATCTACAAACTGACCCCAAGTTTCTTCATCAGTCATAAAATTCTTTTGTAGATCATGTGATTTTTTCCAGTTATAATATATTGATTTCATGTATTAATATATTATAAGATTCAAATATTTAGATTTCAATTTTATTTATTGACCTGATGAATTATACAAATATTCAATATTGTGTAGCAACGATACTTTTCTCTCTATTTCAACTATGTTGATCTGTTTTTTATATCTATTTGGGTTTATACAAATATCATATAGCAGCTTCATATCATGTTCTATATTTCCAGTTAATTTAATAACATTATTTGGAAAATATGTATCAATATTTTTACAACCCAAATAGATTGGAGTTGTATAAGTTAATAGTGAATTGATTATTTTTTCACTGAAATAATGATTGCTTTGAACGTTTTCAATACAAATATGAAAATCATAACCATCATACGGCTCATATTGTTTAAATATTCCTTTTATTCTAGAATCATTTTGATATATATCGAATACACATCCACGACCATAAATATCCACTGGTAGATTGGATTTTAATATCTCTCCTGCAAGCATATGACGATATATATGTCCGGGTTGGTGTGTCTTATTACTTATCATTAATGATATTCCATGTTTTTTGGGTGATAAACTCTGTAAAGGTGGATTATATGTTAAATAACAATTGCCTTCAATAAAAGGAGCGGGTAAGTTCCCAGCATCTCCAATGTAATATTTATGAATATATTTTTTTGCATATTCTATAAATTGATGGGATAACCCCAAATATACTATTGGTTCGTGAGCGAATCCAATAACATTTTCTTTTGGTATATCGCGTCGTATTTCAGGCATGGCAGTATTCCAAATTATAGCATGAGTATAATCATCGCCGTCTGTAATATATACGTTTTTATCCTTACCATAACTAGTTGTTTGAGAGAATAATGATATTCTTTCTATTTCATTTTTACCACACGTGCTATCGCACCAAGATGAAAAAATACGTATACGATATTGCATATTATGAATAATTTTATATATCTATATTGGTAAACAGATATATAATATAATGCAGGTCCATTACTTGCGTAGCATTCTTTTTGCTTTTTTTGAGATTTTATACCGGTGATATTGTTGTGCGCGTACATATGCGGCATAAACTCCCTTCTTGCTTACCTTGCATGTATTTTTTTTGCATATAGGGAAAGACTTGTTGGGACCTAGAAAGCATTTTTTTCCACAACGTTTCATCATGATGGTTCTCTGGCGAGCGCTTGGATTTTCTCTCTTCCATCCTTTCCAAGGAACATTTTTCCGCGTTTTACTCATATACGCTATATCTATAAAATAAAATTCTGGGCGGGATATATATGAGTCAAATAATAAATGAACCTACATCGGCTGAGGTCTCATCTTCAGATGCGGTTGTAATTAATATTAAAGATGAAATTCCGTCTCCAACGACTCCAAAGAATGAACCAACTGAAAATATCAAATTATTATCCAATGCATTTAATGCATTTAAATCAACGTGCAGAAGAAGCATTAATGACATGGATGGTGAAAAATATTATGCAGAAAGTGGAAGTGATTTAAGCGATAGCGAGGATAGTACAACTAACATACAAGGTCAGCATGTTAAGAAATTGTACAAGCGTCTAAACTATCATGACGTTGAAAACAGCATCAATAAATATTATTTTGATGAAAATCATCGGCACTCTTCTTCGCTTGACATATTAGCAAGTTATTTGAAGGGTCAAAAGATGATTTATATGGAGGCAAAATATTATTCCGAACAACAATTGAACAAGTTGATGATGCCTGCGATTTTGCTTTCTACGGCTGCTACAGTAATTGCCGCCGTTGTGAAGGATTATAACTGGGGTGGATTCTTTCTCTCTTCTATCAATGCGATGATTGCCTTTTTGTTGGCGTTGGTAAATTATTTCAAGTTGGATGCTGCTTCAGAGGCGCACAAGATATCCGCCCACCAATATGACAAGTTGCAGTCATCGGTAGAATTTACTAGTGGATATATTTTATTATTTAACGACATTACATTGGAGCGTTCACTTTATAAAAAGGGAATGTCAACCGAAGAGAGAAAGGCAATACAAGATAAACTTTGTGTTGACAAGCAGGAGTTGGATACCAAAATGAAGACCAAACTGATTGACGTGGAGAAAAAAATATCAGAAATCAAAGAAACCAATCAATTTTTGATTCCGCGAACTATTCGTATGCAATATCCGATTATTTACAACACGAATATTTTTTCTATCATTAAAAAGATTGACGATCACCGAAAGAAGACGATTACTATTTTGAAAAATGTGAAGAATGAAATACGTTATATGAATACAAAGGGCAATTCTATTACCGCAACGGAAAAGGAACGTGTTGTGTATTTATTCAATATGAAGAAGGATTTGGTAAAGGGCATTCTCGCGTTGAAATCCGCATTTTCTGTTATAGACCAAATGTTTCAACAAGAAATTATAAATCAGGAATATATTCAAAATAATTGGTTGCGTACTTGGTTCGGATGTAATAATAAAACGAAGCTTATTAATCCGATGGCTTTAAATTCATTTATAGATACATTAATGGATCCATTTAAAGACGACCCCCGCTAATGGGGTGGGGCTGTGAGTGGGGTTGCATTATTACTTTGCTCCTGTTTTCAAATAAAGATATTTACTTGAAAACTAATAATACTCGAAGATGAACATGACGACATCATATAAAATAACCGGCAATCGTTGTGTATTGTCATTTCATGAACCAAATGAAGTTTTTTGCAGAGCACTCGCCGATTCCAAATTATGTGGCGGTATAACCATTACACAAACATTTACACATATTAGCTTTTATGCAAAAAATTGTTGCTCTTTGCGAGAACTTCTCTCTCAACGTAGAGAGAAACTTCAGTATTTTGAGGGCGTGAAAATGGCGCAATGTATTGGGCAACAACTCTTTTATTTAGAAAAATACGCACACACATTCTCTTGGCTCAACCTCGACAATATCCTTGTCATTGACGACTCGTCATTTATTTATATCGGTATCGAACAGCTCATGCCTGTGGATGCCTTTGGACGCATCTGGTTTACCACACCATTTTCATTGAAACAAGCGCATATTGCACCTGAAATTCAACGATTGAAGACGCTTCCTTCTTATGTTACATACAAAGCCGCATATTATAGTTTAGGCTCGCTTATTACTTTTTGCTTGGCCGTGGATGATGAGAAGAGTACAAAAATGCAGCTGAGACTTGAATTCATTGCAGATACCAAGCTATATTGGTTCATTTTACGATGTATTGATCCCGAGCCTAGCG